TATAATATAATATTCCTTGACGAGTTTGCTTTCGTACCTACAACGATTGCCGAACAATTTTTTAGTTCCGTTTATCCTACAATTACTTCTGGTAAATCAACTAAAGTAATTATCGTATCAACTCCCCACGGAATGAATCAATTCTATAAATTGTGGGTTGACGCTGAGAATGGACAAAATGATTATGTACCAATTGAAGTACATTGGTCAGAAGTACCAGGTAGAGACAATAAGTGGAAAGAAGAAACAATTAGAAATACATCGGAAGCACAATTTGCTAGTGAGTTTGAGTGTGAATTTTTAGGTAGTATAGATACATTAATTTCAGCTGCCAAAATAAAGGCGACACCGTATATAACACCATTACAAACAAATGGCAGATTAAGTGTCTTTGAAAAACCTATTAAAGGAAACACATATCTATGTACGGTTGATGTTGCCCGAGGTTCTTTAAAAGATTATTCAGCATTTATTGTTTATGATGTAACCAACTTACCTTATAGAATAGTTGCGACATTTAGAGACAATGAAATTAAACCTATGTTGTTTCCTGAAATGATTTCTAAAGTATGTATGAAATATGAACAGGCACATATACTTGTTGAAGTAAATGATATAGGCGCTCAAATTTCAGATGGTTTACATTTTGAAATTGAGTATCCAAATGTATTAATGACTACACAAAAAGGTCGTGCTGGTCAAATACTTGGTGCGATGTTCAGTCAAAGAGGTTCACAATTAGGTGTTCGTATGACAAAACAGGTAAAGAAAATGGGTACTGCTAATATCAAATCAATTATAGAGAGTGATAAACTGATTATAAATGACTTTAATATTATAACAGAAATGTCCACTTATACCCGAAAAAATCAATCTTGGCAGGCAGAAGAAGGTTGCAATGATGACTATATGTCTTGTTTAGTAATACTTGGTTGGGTTGCAAACCAAAGGTTTTTTAAAGAATTAACAGACAGAAATATAAGAGCAGAAATGTACAAAGAACAAGAAAAGCTAATAGAACAAGATATGGCACCCTTTGGATTTGTAGATGATGGCATAACAAGAGAAGAAGATAAGCCAACCGTAGATGAATATGGAACGGTTTGGCATCCCGTAGTACGCAAAGGACAATAGTATAAATTTGATTAATCATAAATATAAGCGATTGAGAAATTTGAATATGGGCGTATGAATAATACGATTTTTGAACAACAAAGTAAATTATGTATTTAAATTTAAATACAAGAAATAAAATATAATAAAGAGGAGAAAACCTAATGGCATTTCAAGTATCACCAGGAGTTCTCGTACAGGAAAAGGATTTAACTAACATAATCCCAGCTGTCTCAACAAGTATTGGAGCATATGCTATCAATGCAAGTAGAGGTCCAGTTTCAGAAGTTACCTTAATATCTTCTGAGCAAGATTTTGTAAGTACATTTGGAAAACCGACACAAAGTAATTTTGAGGAGTATTTTACTGCTTCATCATTCCTTCAGTATTCCAATGCCTTAAAAGTTGTACGGACTGAAAATACTGGTATAAAAAACGCTGTGACCAACTCGGGAACAGCACTATTGATTCGTAATACGGATCATTACAGCTCAACATACCTAGCTGACGGTGCATATACAGGAATCTCTGGAATAGAGTTTGCTGCTAAATGGGCAGGCGCTTGGGGTAACGGATTAAAAGTATCTGTTTGTCCTTCAGCGAGTGCTTATGAAACAGAAGCGGTTACAACCGTATCTGATTCAGCAATAGCATTAAACGATACAACAATAACGGTAGCAAGTGGAACCAACATAGGTGTTGGTGACATTATATCTTTTTCAACTACGGCTGGAACTAACGACTATGATGACGGCCTAGAATACGAAGTAACCGATGTTTCATCTAACGACTTAACATTTAAGAAAAAAGTAGGTACTGGCGGACTAGGAACAATCTGTCCGAACGGTGCTAATGTAAGACGAAGATGGCAATATTACGATTTCGTAAGTGGAGCACCTGGAACATCTCCAGATGTTGCTTCTGCAGGAAGAAGTAATGACGAGCTACATTTAGTTGTTGTCGATTCAGACGGTTCGGTAAATGGTACTAAAGGTGAAGTATTAGAGATATACGAAAAAGTATCAAAAGCAAAAGACGCCAAAGACGCAGGTGGTTCAAACAATTTCTATGCAGAAGTTGTTTTTAGAAAATCATCTTTAGTCTATTGGGGAGACCACAATTCTAACGGAACTAATTGGGGAGATTCAAAATCAGCTGCTACTTCTGCATATACAGATGTTACCGCTCCTATCGCACTAACCTTCGCTGGTGGTGTTGATGGTACGGCAACTGACGGTGCAAGAAAATCGGCATTTGAAAAATTTGAAGATTCTGAAACGGTTGATGTTGGATTGATAATGGCTGGAAACGCTTCCGCTGCTTTAATCGGTGATTTAATTACAATCGCTGAGAAAAGAAAAGATTGTGTAGTGTTCGCTAGTCCTGAAAGGTCCGATGTAGTTAATATAACTTCATCTATCGTACAAACAAATAATGTATTGGCATTTTTCAATACTATACAATCAAGCTCATACATTGTCTTTGATAGTGGTTACAAATATACATACGACAGATATAACGATGTCTATAGATATGTTCCACTAAACGGAGATATGGCTGGCTTATGTGCTAGAACAGACCTTACTAATGACCCTTGGTTTAGTCCTGCTGGATTAAATAGAGGTATAATTAGAGGCGCTGTTAAATTGGCGTATAGTCCTAATAAAACTCAAAGAGACGAACTTTATAGAGCAAGAATCAATCCCGTTGTTTCTTTCCCTGGACAAGGTATCATCTTATTTGGAGATAAAACTGGACTAACTACACCATCAGCATTTGACAGAATAAATGTTAGAAAATTGTTTATTGTTTTAGAGAAGGCAATCGCTACTGCTTCTAAATTCCAACTATTTGAATTCAACGATGAATTCACTAGAGCTGGTTTTAGAAATATGGTAGAACCTTTTTTAAGAGAAGTACAAGGTAGACGAGGTATCACAGACTTTTTAGTAGTGTGTGATGAATCCAACAACACAGGCGAAGTAATTGATAGAAATGAATTCATAGCTGAAATTTATATTAAACCAGCTAGAAGCATTAACTTTATCACATTATCTTTCGTTGCAACAAGAACTGGCGTGGCTTTTGAAGAAGTCGCAGGTTAATAGGTAAAGAGGAGAAATAAAAAATGGCAAATATAAATGACTTCAAAACCAAACTTGCAGGCGGTGGAGCCCGAAAGAATCAGTTTAAGGTAACAATGCCTTTTCCTGGTTACGCACAAGTTGGTGGAGAAACAGAAGAGTTAGCATTCTTATGTACTGCTACATCTATTCCAGCTATGAATATTGGAACGGTCACGGTTAATTTCCGTGGTAGACCAGTTTACTTAGCGGGTGACAGAACATTTGACCCTTGGAAAATTACGGTATTAAATGATACAAACTTTAGATTAAGAGACGCATTTGAAAGATGGCAAAATGGTATGAATAATATGTCAGATAACGAAGGATTAGTAAATCCTGTTGATTATCAAGTTGACGCATTTATTGACCACCTTGACAGAAACGGTGCTGCTATTAAATCATACACTTTAAGAGGTTGTTTCCCAATTGGAATCCAAGAGATTGCATTGGATATGGATCAAGCTACTGAAGTTGAAAAGTTTGATGTAGATTTTAGATACCTAAATTTTGAAGCTAGAACGACTACTTAATAGTTGAATAAATAATTAGTACAAATAAAGTGAGGATATAAAATGGCAGAACTTTTCGGTTTTCAAATAACTAGAGTTAAACAAACTCCAGACCCGAAACAAAGTTTTACACAACCTAAAGCGGATGACGGTACACAAACCGTCGCCGCTGGAGGTTATTTTGGTCAGTACCTGGATATGGAAGGTACGGCGAAAACTGAGCAAGACTTAATTCGTAGGTATAGAGAAATTTCAATACATCCTGAATGTGATATGGCAGTTGAAGATATTGTCAACGAAGCTATTGTAGCAAACGAGATTGAGAAAGATCCAGTTAGAGTAGATTTAAAAGATACAGACTTTTCTGATAACATTAAAAGAAAAGTTGAAGATGAATTTAAAGAAGTTTTAAGACTTCTAAACTTTTCTACGAAAGGACACGACATATTTCGTAGATGGTATGTAGATGGAAGAATTTACTATCATAAAATAATTGATAGAGAATCTCCAATTAAGGGTATTACAGAATTAAGATACATAGACCCGAGAAAAATTAAGAAGATAAGAGAAATTAAAAAAGGTAGACCTGTACCATTAGCAAATATTCAGGTCATACACGATTACAACGAATACTTTTTATATAATGAAAAAGGTGTTGCAGGACCAGGAATGGCAAGTGGTGGATTAAAAATCGCTCCAGACGCCGTAACCTTTACTCCTAGCGGATTAGTTGATTTGAATAAGAATATGGTTATGTCTTATATGCACAAAGCAATTAAACCTGTTAATCAGTTGCGTATGATAGAAGACGCTGTTGTTATTTACAGAATTGCAAGAGCACCTGAAAGAAGAATATTTAAAATTGATGTAGGTAATTTACCTAAAGTAAAAGCAGAACAATATCTCCGTGATGTTATGGCAAGATACAGAAACAAACTTGTCTATGACGCTTCAACAGGAGAGATAAGAGACGATAGAAACTATATGTCTATGCTTGAAGACTTTTGGTTACCTAGTAGAGAAGGTGGAAGAGGAACAGATATTTCTACATTACCTGGTGGACAAAACCTAGGTGAAGTTGCAGATATAGAATACTTCCAAAGGAAACTATACCGTTCTCTTAATGTACCGATTAGTAGATTAGAAGCAAGTCAAGGATTCAATCTAGGTAGAAGTACCGAGATTACTAGAGACGAACTTAAATTTACAAAATTTGTACAAAGATTGCGTAAGAAATTTACAGAATTATTTAATGATTTGCTAAGAACACAGCTAGTTTTAAAAGCAATCATAAATGAAGACGATTGGGTTAATGTTAAAGAGAAAATTAAATATGATTTTCTTGCTGACGGACACTTTTCGGAACTAAAAAATGCTGAACTATTGAGAGAAAGAATTGGTTTAGCTAATGATGTTAGAGACTATGTTGGTAAATATTTTTCAGTTAAGTATGTTAGACAAAATATACTTAAACAATCTGAAAGAGAAATGCACGACATTGACAAACAAATTAAAAAAGAAATTAATGATGGTATTATTGCTGCTCCCAATGTTGCGGTAGCTGGCGATGAACCTGATATAATATAATAGGAGAAAATAAAAATGGCTGATAATGAAAATAAAGTAGATACAGGTCAAATGTCACCTAAAGGGTTTTTTGACCAATCAAATAAGACTACTAGTTTTGTTGACAAACTTGCTAGTGGAGATAATAAAGGTGCAGGTGAAGATTTTAAAGACGCATTAAGAAATAAAGTAGGGGACGCTCTGGACGCAAGTAGAAAAGAATACGCTTCTAACTTATTTAATACTGCTAAAAATGTGATGACACAAACACCTGGACAAGCACAACCTCACTCGGACCCAAAACCTAATGTTGCGGACCCGATTGCTCAGACTGCTTCAAGGGATGATGTTCAAAATGCAATGACACCAGAAGCTGAACCTGTTTCTGCACCTGCCGAAGCACCTGCTGAAGCACCTGCTGAAACGGCACCTGATTCTGGCGAAACACAAACAGGAGAATAAAAATGGCATTAACGGTATCAAGTATAGTTGGTAATGTATCAGGTTTTATTGGTAACGACAAATACTTAAATCTATCGCCTTCTATGAAAGAAGCTGTAAAGCAACTAATAGAAAGTTTAGATGGAGTAGATTGGTCACAACCACAAGACTTGGTAAACATTATTGAAACCAAAGTGGCAGAAGTATCGGCGGCAACAGGAGTTGTTGAGTCAGATATTAAAGCATATTTTGAAGAGTAAGAAATATGACTTTGAGTGTCGCAACAAAAGTTGATGACACCAATAAAGCGATAGTAAGCGCTAGTGGTGTCGGAGAAGATAGTGGAACTTTATATAGTTCCGACAAAAGTATATCTTTGGCTAATGTATATTACGAGATAAGAGGAAATGATTATGAAGAAGGAATCTATCCAAAGGTGACTCTTACACTCGGAGACCAAACTTTAGTTTTAGAAGGGTTTGGTAATTGGGGACTCAAAGAAGGAGAAGCAAGAAAAGTTATAGACCAAAAATTAGATACGGCTACAACTTTAGAAGTTTCTGCTGACAAAGAAGTTAGTAAATTTAATTTGGCAGTAGAAGTACAAAAAGAAACTGAAATAGGACCAAATAGTTAGAGGAATAAAATATGGCAGACGCAATAACAACGCAAATAATATCAGATACAGCAGGAGTTAAGTATGTTGTTAAGAGAACAAACATAAGTGATGGTACTGGTGAAACTGATAGTGTGTTAGTTAATCCAACTACATCAAATTTTATGACTGCTGACGCAACGAAAACTATAGCAAAGGTATGGTATTCAATTAATACAGCAAACTCAAAATCGGCAGTAGAGATATCCTGGGGAGGTTCTTCTGCTAATACAACAGCACTAACATTATCAGGTAATGGAGTTTTTGACTTCAGGACTGCAGGAAATGACATAGCTAATAACGCTACTGGTGCTACTGGTTATGTATATTTGTCAACGAAAAACTTTGCTTTACACGACAATTACACATTGGTTGTAGAATTTAGATAAAAATTATTATAAATATTAAGGAAAGAGAGAGACATATATGAGTTATTTAAAACACAAGCCAGGTAGTCTGGAAGAAAGTGTGATTAAAACATTACAAGAAGGCAATTGGCAAATATATGCTGACGGAGCATATAAACATACAAGTGTCGGAGATAGTGATAAATTTGATTTTGTTATTCAAGCAAATAGTGAACGGGATGCTATAAGAAAAGCAGAAGATATGTTAGACAAAGCAAGAAAACAAGGAAAAATAGGACCAAGAAAAGGCGGTGGTATAGAGGTAACAGATTTAACTGCTGAAAGAACTAGTGCTCGTATAAGTCCAAAAGATCCTTCAAATTGGGTTGAATAGGAGAAACTATGAAACTAATAACAGAAAATATAGACAATGTAGAGTACCTTACAGAAGATAATGGTAAGGGTGGAAAGAATTACAAAATCCGTGGAGTGTTCTTACAATCTGAAATAAAGAACAGAAACGGTAGAATCTATCCTAAAGAAACTTTAGCAAAAGAAGTAGGTAGATATAATAGAGAATTTGTAGAGCAAAAAAGAGCTTTTGGCGAGTTAGGACATCCTGATGGACCAACGGTAAACTTGGAAAGAGTATCGCATATGATAACTAAACTTTATCCTGATGGAAATAACTTCATCGGTGAAGCGAAAGTTATGGATACCCCATACGGAAAGATTGTGAAAAATCTTATAGATGAAGGCGCTAAATTAGGCGTATCTAGTCGTGGTATGGGTTCATTACAAAGAGGTAGAAACGGTGAGGCACAGGTTGGAAACGACTTTTATCTTGCTACTGCCGCTGATATTGTTGCA